CAGGATGCAATATTATTGGCGATAATATTGGGTTGCTGTATGCATCCTTGAACCCACTAGATCAACTAGGAAATCCGCGCGTCAATTTTTAGCGGGCGTTTCGATTTCCTATACTATAGAGCGGGGCCGGCTTTTAAACTGTCTTAAAAAGTTATTGATATATAAAGTAGGGGGAGATGGGGTATATATACCTAATAACAAATACTATCACAAAGAAACAATATGTGGGGCAGACACTTTGCAGTGATGTAGAGACGAGATGGAAGCAACATAAATCGCCCAAATGTAATACAGTGGGTAGGTATTTATCAAGTGCTTATAAGAAGCACGGCATTGATAATTTTAAATTTCAAATAATCTGTGTCTGTTTTGATGAAGACTGTAATATTTATGAAGAGGAGTATATTAAGAAGTTTAATACATTGGTTCCAAATGGATATAATCTGCGAGAGGGTGGAAAGAATTCACGGCAGCATCCTGAATCTATAAAGTTACGAGCAGATAAAATGAGAGGTCCTAATAATCCTAATTTTGGTAGAATAGTTTCAGAAGATGAAAGAAAAAGACAAAGTGTTGCTATGATGGGTGAAAAAAATCCTAATTATGGTAAAAAAATTACATCTAAGAGAAAGATTAAATTAAGCGAAAGTATGAATAAGATATGGGAAAAGAGAAGAACAAATGGAACATTTGCAATATATAAACCAAAGAATTTAGTAACTAATAATGGTGGTATATCACCAAATAGAAAACGAGTTGGTAAATATGATGATAATAATAATTTATTAGAAGAGTATGAGAGCACTGTTGATGCAGGATTAAAAAATAATATTAATCGTCAAACTATATCAAAGGTGTGTAATGGAAATCCAAAATATAAGAGGGCAGGAGGATTTCTTTGGAAATTTATATCAGATCAAATATTGACCTCATAAAAAATATGCTCCCAGTGGGGTTTGAACCCACGACCTCGGCCTCTCTTGTATACACAAACTGTATAAGGACCACGCGCTAACCAACTGTGCCATGAGAGCAATCACGGTTGTAAGATACCGTAAAACTTTGTGCCTCAACTGGGGATTGAACCCAGGACCTACCGCTTATTCTATTATTTATTTTAGTTAAATAATACAAAGCGGGTGCTCTACCACTGAGCTATCAAGGCAAAGGTGAATTTTTAAAGAATCCTAACTTTTTACCCCAGGTGGGGATCGAACCCACGACCTACTGCTTAGAAGGCAGTCGCGCTAAATCCACTGCGCTACTGGGGTAGTATAGGTCCATCTCGGGATCGAACCGAGGTTAAGAGGTTACTATTCATTTAAGAATCAAAGCCTCCTGTCCTGACCACTAGACTAATGGACCACCTGTGCCACCTGCTGGCACACAAAATCTGTAGCGCAGCGGCGCGTCAATTTTTGGGCGGCGCCCCGCCTCGCCGCGAGGGCGCCTACACACTCTCTGTTGACTACCTTTAGACTGCCATGGTCTAAAACGGCAGAAACCTATCTAGTTAAATGGGTTGGGATACCTTCAGAAAAACGTATGTAATTTCCCTCCATGAAAAGGTGGATAGACAAAGACGACTTGGAAAGGAGCTTCAGAGAGTCGGTATCACCGAATATGAACACTTTACCGCAATGAATGGTCACAAGAAAGATGTGCAAGATATAATCAAGCGTCTAGGCCTCGTAAAGCCAGAGTCTCTTCGCTTCTTTTCTCCTGGCCACCTCGGTTGTCTTTTCTCTCATTACAGTGTCTGGCAACAGATTCATCTGGAACATGTAAATAAGGGACTACCTGATGCCTGGTATCTGATCTTAGAGGATGATACTCGTTTTCATCCTTGTGTAGATGAGGCTTTCATGACAGCGTTCTGGTCACATGTTCCTCCAGATGCAAAGATGGTCCGTTTTCACACGAATAATGGATTCAAAGACAAGGCCGATCTCTTTTCAGTTCCAGTGAATCCTGTTCTTCTTAAACAAACCAAGATTGTTTTTTCTCTTATGGCCTATGCGATCCATTCCAGTTTTCTGAAAAGCCTTCTTCAGACAGTGTGGACTTATCATGTAGATCTCTTTCATTCAGACGGGATATATATAGCAAAACGAATCGACGACACGGAGCATGTCCAAAAACTCTATTCTCCAGAGGGTTTCTTCTCTCAAGGTATCTGCATTACGAATAATGAAGAGGATTCAGATACAGTTCGCAAGGAAACAGATAAGGGCTCCTCTGATGTCCAGCCAGTTCAACTTCTTTTTGATGATACTACAATGCAAAAAGAGGGCGATATAAGTGTTCATATGTATGATGATTTCTTACCAACAGGAACATGCCATGTTTATTTTTCTATTAATCTGCGGTCCTACATATAGGGATTCAGCGGCAAAGACTTCGTGCCAGCCGAACTCATGCTCTGCGGTGACTGCATCGGCACAGGCATGTGGCTGATATCATTCAGATAATAGTGGTAATGATCTACCGCCGACAGAATATGCGGCACAGACCAGTCAATCACCTTCTGGTTCAGATCCTTCACCTGGCCAGCGATATCAATCGGCATGTTGCGCGCATACTGATAATACATGGCGCGCATGATGATCTTTAACTCATCTACGCTCTGATCATCAATCACATAGCCCTTGGGCTGACTCTTCTCAAAAACCTCCTTGCGAATTGAGTTCTGAATGGCCTGAATGTTGGCAGGAGAGAAAAAGGCCTTGGTCAGATTGTTTGCCTCCCAGTTTCCACGTAACATATCTGTCTCAAAATCATTTTCCACTTTTGTCTGATGTGTGTAGCCAGGAATTTTATCTACGGAACCACCAGGCTGCGCCGCAAAGCTGATTCTCCCATTTTGTTGGGCTGTATTTGTGAAGGGAAGGTTGAACGGGGCGCTCATTCTGTTCCGGAACATAGAAAAAAATCGCTACCAGTAATAGGATGACTTCTTTAGCAACTCGTCAGAAATCTCAAGATAATGAATATTATATTCCGATTGGAAGCCTAGAGAATCTCATCTACGCCCAAGATGCGAATGGTGCTTTAACGCCGGCTGCATGGGCTATTGCGGGATCTCCGTATCTCTCTTATATCAATACAAGTGGAGCAGGTCTTCTGAAGGATCAGGGTAGAACCTATATTTCATCGGGTCGGACTTTTCGCAAAGTTCAGCTTGTCATTCCTCATGCAGCCACATTCGGCGTAGCCGGTGCTGCAAATACAGTTCCGAATCAAGATTACCTCACGGGATATATTGAAATTGGCTTTGATGCGCAATCTGGAGGCGTCCCTACACCTGTTGCGAAGTGGGGTCGTTGATGTCGGTAAATGTTCCACGATTAATTTTAAGAAACCTCTTTGATTTTCTTTAATTTTTGAGTATCATCGTTGAAATATAAGAGACCTCAAAGAGTTTTCTTATATTTTTTATAAATCTCAATATTTAACCAGTGCGCACGACTAACACGGAACCAGGAGTATCATCAGAATATGTCTGCACGGCAATCTTTGTTACACCAGGGACATTCTCGCCCGTATTTAGGCCATTCACTCTCTGAACAAGGTTATAGACAGCAACAACAACACCATTGCTTCCAAGAACCGTTACGCGCTTACCCATGTCTCTGTATAGCATACCAGAGGTTCCCGCACCTGATGAAGCAACCTGGGCAGTAAAGGCCGCCGGTGTCATCACACTCGTGAGAGAAGGAGTGGCCACAAATGTGAACTCAACGGCCGTGCCAATCGCCTTGAAATACTTTACGCGCGAGTCAACCTGGGAAAAGGGAGAGCCGGTAGATGTCATTTTATATTAGGTGTTTTTTTTATTTATTGCCTTATAAATAGTAAATATGGACGTGACATTCCTCTTTTATGTTTTTCTTTCTTTTGTAATTGGCACAGGAGGCACCTATATTCTGTTCTCGAGTGGACGCATCGTGGCCGCTATTCTATATTTAGTTGGCGTGATCGCGATCGAGTCCTACTTCGGAAGCAGATGGTTTAATGGAACGCAGGTGAATGTAACATTTGGCGCCTGGCCTCCGTCCATTAATGTATGCCCCGATATGCTCTCCCTGACTAAGAATGGTGCAACACCCGTATGTGTAGACACGGTTGGTGTTGCACCTTCAGGTGGCATCGTAAAGTGGACGGCTGGCTCTACGGACCCGAACGCGATGTTCAATCTCTCTACGACAAAGACGGGTGATGACCGCACAAAGGCGCTTTGTGCCGAGGCTAAACTTAAGAATGTGACCTGGGAGGGTGTCTGGGATGGCACGACTTGCTTAGGAGGTGTGCCTCCTATGCCACCTGCTTGAAGACTTAATACCATCACCAAATTAATTATTGGAGATTATATTTTTTTCATATATCTTAATAGATGAAAAGAATTACAAGAAGAATAAGAAAACAGAGAGGCGGAGGAGATCCTGTTCCGACAGTTCTTTTATATTGTCCTGAATTCAAAGAAGTGGTTAGTCAAGTTTTAGAAATGCAAGGGGAGAATAGACTTTTTATCCCTGGTAGAATCACTTGGAAAACGTTTCCAGACAGAACACCTGACATTAAGATAGATCCTCTTACAGTTAAAAAGCTAAATGGCGGAAAGGTTGTCTTTTTCGCGAATTTTTCATTCCAAGGTGATACGCGGGATTATTCGAGAAAATCAACAGCTGAGTTATTCAAGGAAGCAAGCCAAAAAGGGGATGAAAAGCTTTTTGAACAAGCAAAGAAATCTGAATCAGCAAATGAATCTCAGGGGTGGGAAGGAAAGAGACCCTACCGCGTCGGCGACCAACCTACTCCGATTATGGACCAACTCGCCCTACTCAACTCTCTCAGCCACTATGGAGTAAATGACCTCTCCATTGTATTACCTTATTTTCCTGTTGGAACAATGGAGCGCATTACACAAGAAGGAGAAATTCCCACTGCGTTTGCCCTTGCACACAGTATAAATACTATACCCAATGGAGGAACCAAGAACAAATTATACTTATTTGATATTCATGCTCTCTGCTCCCGTTTCTTCTTTCACACGAATACAAATCCAGTGATGATTTCTATGATGGGAAGATATATTAACCATATTCAAACAAAATATGGTGGCGAAAATAATTTCATTGTCTTTCCAGATGATGGTGCGAAGAAGCGATTTGACACTTTAATCCCCAAAGAAATGCAGAAGATTGTATGTTCAAAGGTCCGCAAAGGGGATGAGCGAATCATTGTGATTGAACAGGATTATGATTATACTAAATTTATGGAATCAGGCAAAGCCAATCTCTTTTTAATTGATGATCTGGTGCAAAGTGGAGGAACAATTCTTGAAACATTCAAGGGTATTGAAGTTGCCTCCTCTGGAAAAATTATCACAAACAATATACCTATGATTACTCATTCAATCTTTCCAAATAATAGTTATGAAAAGTTTTTTACACTAAAAAAGATGGATGAAGTAACTCCTATGATTTCTCAACTAATCACTACTAATTCATGCCCTATTATGGCAAGAACTCTAAAAGGGTTATATAACGATAAGGTAACTGTTCTAGATATTTCTCCTGTTGTATACGATTTCTTAACAAATCTAGAGCATGAACATGGATCTAAGTTCGCCGTATAAAGAGGAAATGGCTTCATTGTAAAGATGACATTAGGTAAAACCCATTGTCTCTATCCTGAACTAGAGACACAACTTTTGAATTGGATTAAAACTCGTGATGTTCCTGCGGCGCTACTTTTAGGATCACCAGGAGTTGGAAAAACAACGCTGGCTCATCGTATCTTTGAGCTTTCGTCACTGAAAGTTCTTGAATTCAATGCGAGCCATACGCGGAGTGGAACTTCCTTTCGTAAAGTCATTGTGCCTTTGCTCAGAGAGGGTGGTATCCTCCACATGGTGGAAACAGGAAAGAAGGGTGGTATTGGTATTCTTCTCGATGAGATCGACGGCCTCAGCAACGGGGAGCGGGGCGGGCTCCAGGAACTGCTGACCTATCTGAAGTCTCCTGAGGCAAAGGAGGGGCGTCCTCTCATCTTAATTAGTAACACACTGGATACACGGGCTCTTCAGCAAATCGCAAAGCACTGTTTGACCTTAAAGGTGGAGGGTGCACAGAAGTCTATTCTCGAGCAATGGCTGGGTCGCACAATTCCAGAAGGAATGACAACAGATCTGCGTGCACTTCGCAGACAACTGGCCGGATATGAAAGAGCTGAAGAGGAGGTTCTCATTCCTGAAGGCGTAGTTCCCGTTGCCTGGTGGTCCCTTTGGCAAGATTCAGATCCATTGATGGAGCTGGATATTGAAAATAATGAGGGAAATCTGGCCAGTCTAATAAGTTTGGAAAACCTGCCTGAGAGAATTGGGAGCCACTTTGGATCCACAAATGAGGCGTGGGAGCTCTATCTTTCTCTTTTTGATGCATATAGGACGAGTGACCAGGGCGATTTCTGGGCCTTTTTCTACCAATGTTGGAATATCTTGCCTCTGAGTCTGAAACTCAAGCTCAAGCATATCAGCATGCGCTTGACGGACGAGGCACCTATTCAGGCTGAGCCGATCACAACGGATCAGATGAGATATACACCGGTTCTCACAAAGCAGTCGGCCATGTTCAATGCGTGGAAGCTTCTCTGTGAATTGTCAGATACCCACAAAGTGCCGGTTCGCATGTCACCGATGTATGCGAATTTGGAGCTGAAGAGAGGGGGTATCAAGCCTGATCGAATCAGGCGCTTGGAGGCGATTTCTTTGCAGAAGCTGTATAACAGCTTGGCCTGATGGCAGAAGCTGTATAACAGCTTAGCCTAATTAGACAAAGACCATGTGCAAACACCAGCCTTATTTTTAACACTTGTATAACCAGACAATGTGCTTCCACACAGATCATTCGCGCTAAATGGAGGAGATTCCCGTTCTCTATATTTCTTCTGTGTTGACTCCTTAAAGAGTCTCTTTAGAACAGTCTCTGAGATGGTGGGTATTTTTTGCTCCTTGGCCATTTTAACATATCTATCATGTGTTATTTTTGTGTGCCAAAGAATGAGGCGAACACGATAGATCTCTTCTTCTACAGTAAAATCTCCATAGTTTTCAACAGTCGGTAGATACTCTCTATTCTTGGCAACAAAGGCAAGAACAACTTTCGGGGCTATTTTCTTTTTATTCAGCTTTCTCGTCTGTGCCATTCTATTTACCATCATGATTTTAATTTACTGCATCCATCTCATCTGGATGCACCAACTTATAGACATTCAGAGCCTCCTTGCGACCCAGGCGATAGGCGCGCCCTAAAATTTGTTTTTCCTCTTCCAACTGCATTGAATGAAGAAGAACAACATGGGTGGCTGCAGTGATCGTGAGTCCCGCGCCAGCGTGCACACTATTCAAGAAAAGGCACCTAATTTCACCAGCCTGGAAACTCTTCAGAATGGAATTAATCACATCCTTTGTCCCCTTCACTTCCCTTGTTGAAATGCCAGCATCTGTTAAATCTTGTCCTATCTGTGTAAAGGAATTGTCATAGCGGCTGAAGACAAGAAACTTGCCCTTCGGATTCTCCTTGAACAGGTTTAAGAGCGCATCACGCTTCAAAGGCGGCTGATGGGTCTCCTCCACAACGATTTCATTTCTTGCGGGCGCCTGATTCGTAATCTGCTTCAGTTCAGATGGCTTTGTGGCAGTTCTACAAAGAGGACATGCCACATTTCTTGTCAGGCTCTGAAGAATACAGGCAGCACAGAAAATTCTCTGGCAGCAGTGCGTTAAGAGGGGGCTGGTCGGCTCATCAAAACAGATTGGGCAGATTTCTTGCTGGAAATTCTCAATTCGCTCCTTGATGGAGAGAATCTGTTCTTCTAAATGTGCGATCTTCTGCTTTAAAGATAAAAGAGCAGCCTCCTTGGCCTGCGGCGTTGCGTAGTCCAAGCGCTCCTTATAGTCATATGTCAACTTCAGCCTGTGTAGTTCCTTCTTTCTATTTTCAGTGACGGCCTGCACCAAGCTAACAGTCTGTTCCTGGGACACGCCCAGCAGTTGAAGGGCGGTAGCAGTATCGCCTGCATGAAGAAGATTGCGCACATCGGCTGAAATCACATTTGAAATTAGCTGGAAAGAGGCAGGTGCTCTACATATAATTACGTGGCGATAGAGTGCAGGAAGAGAAATTGATTCCTTAATAAACTCTGTAGAGGAACGGATCACAAGATGACCACGAAGATGATGATTAGGAGAGATTAGTCGTCTCATAAAAGGATCACTTGTTACAGTGTATCGAACTGAATAATATGGAGTATTATTTACATAAATAGAGCGAAATTGCTCTCTGAAATCCTCTCCATACTTAGAATTGGGCCCAAACACCTGAGTGGCCAGAGTGTGGTGGCCAACCCAGAGATTTCTATTTGGAAAGAGAAGATTGGGCCAGGAGGCGCTGATGAGCCAAATAAACTGAACATTTGGAATATAGCGCGTTCCAGGAATATAGATCGAATCGGCTTCATCCATATAAGCTCTTTTAAAGCGGATTTTTTCTGTTCTCTCCAAGAACTGGCCATACAGTGTATTTGAAAGAAGAATTACATCAGCATCCATTATTTTCTTATGAAAAGACTCACTGTTTATCACTGTCTTTGTAGTGACAAGAAGGCATTTCAAGTTACTCTGTTCCTTGATGTAGGTTGACCACTGTCGAAAAAGGGTGTGTGGAACTATGATCAGAGAAGCATCACATTGAGACATGTCATATAGCTTCGGCTTTTCCATACTATACAGGAAAAAAGATGAGGGGAGGGTGAGATGCATCATATTAGGAGTGAATGCTGTCGGCGATTTAAGATATGCAATATGGGAAAGAACAGTCAAACTCTTTCCTACGCCCACGCCATCTCCCAGAATAGACCAAGATCCATAGAGAATCTCGCCACTCAGATCCCAACCCTTAGACAATCTGATCTCCTGTTCAACCATAGCGTTCACTGCAGCTGCCTGGTGGGCTCTAAGAGGTATCTTCAGATGGACATTTGTCATCTCTATGCGTGCTGAAGTTGTTGTAAGTTCAGATGCATAGGGTTGGTTTAATATTTCTAGACTCTTACTTATATGTTCAGGTATAAGTGACATTCTAGATACTTTTTACGTTCTGTGTTTAGACCAACGTTGGACGCTTGTTTAAAGGAAGTCACGACGTTAGGCATCGGCAAAGAAATCTCTTAACTCAGAATCCTTTATGAAATCCCTTATTTTCATGGACGTCTTCTTTACAAAGGGATTCAGAGGTTCTTCGCGCATTTTTTTCTTATCAAACGTATTTTCTGAATGGCTCATGACAAGCATAACCTTCATTGGGCTTAGTTGAATCATAGGGTGTTTATAATTATCTAAGAAAGAGCGTTCTTCTGCGTGGGTAACAGTCTCATCATATAGATGTGTCTGGGCGTAATTCCTGCGCCACGCCATTGTCCCATTTGTTGCATGATTGGCATTGTAAGGGCCGAGTTTGTAGATAGCCTTAATATCTGAATAATACATGAAGACCTCTGAAGTTCCTGCGAGATCTATTTTGGGGAATTTCTTAAATGAATTTACAACTGCTGAGACGCGCTCTGGAAAGTAGAAATCGTCATCGTCCATTGCCACCATGATTTCGCCACACGCCTCCTTGTTCAGACGATTCCTTTTGGCTCCAATATTCTTCTTCTCAGGATCATAGATATAGCGAAGCATTGGAAGCTTATCCTTATATTGAAGAAAAATATCCTCCACCTTTTCAGATCCGTCATCAAGAACAATCCACTCCATCCGCTCTTTAGGATAGGTCTGAGCTAGAAAGCACTTAATTAGGCTTGGTATGAATCTGCGACGATTGTATGTAGGAGTTAACACAGAAACGAATGGAAATGTCCCATTCATTTGCGCAGATGCCTTCATCTCCTAGTTATTAGTTTTATCTAATTAGGTAGTCTGTTGGACACCAACAGAATTATTGGCTTTATGAGTCATGTTATTTATTACCTTAAGCGCGTTGGGTGATAACTTCCCTAATATACCAGGTAAACTGCCAGGGGGGGCAGAGGATAGAGGACCTTGGCTTCTAGGAGGTACCGCCGCTTGGGCTGCCGCTTGTGCTGCCGCTTGGGCTTGTGCCTCTGCTGCCGCTTGTGCTGCCGCTTGCGCAGCTGAGTTCGCCGCAGCAATATTCAATACTTCCTTTTCAGAACTAATTTCAGGTTTACCCACAGGCACCACTTGGATCACAACTGTTCCTGGATCAAATGTGAACATATATAGAAGAGTAGCAAAAAATAGATTTTTAATAGGGCCTTCTACTAAAGGTGCTAGGATAGCATAGTAAGCCCCCTTTACTCCAGTAAACCATCGCATAATTGCAAAAACGAAGGACACAGGAAAGAGAAGAGATCCATAAATAAGATAATAGAATCGCATATAAACAGGTTCTGCAATGGCATTATTGCTTGAGATTGAACCTCCCCACAATGCTAAGAGACCCAGTGTTATACCTAAAAACCACCACTTTCCATGATCCCATGCGCGCGTCATCATCCGTGTAAAAGAGAATTTTTTATTCTCTTTTTTCTCTTGGGCTGCCGCTTTTGCATCAGCCACGTCCTTTTCTTTTGCTGCCTTCGCATCTACCTGTGCCTGCTTAACAAGTTCCTGTGTCTTTGTATTGACTTCAGCCGTCTTTGCAGCAATTGCGCTTGGCGAAAGTCCACTTGTGGAAAAGTTTTTGGATTCGTCAAGGAGTGCTGCCATTTGCTTTTTTGTATCATCAGTGACTCCGGGAATAGAGTTAAGAACATTTGCTGTGCTCGTAGCTTTTGTTATTGAACTCGTTAAATCACTGGTATTGCTAATTTTAAGAGCATTGAATTGTGTCTCAAGAGCATCTATATTTGGATCAAATCCTCCAATTCCTATTGCATACTTTTTGATTGCGTCCATCCCTGTTCTGTTATGTGTTTATTTTGCGGAGGTTTACTTCCGCAAAATAATCTTACAGAACAGCCTTATGTGTTTATTTTGCGGAGGTTTACTTCCGCAAAGCTATCTTTAATTTTCTCGCAAATAGATAGATGGCCACGCGAAAGGTTGGAAAGAATATAGACTATGTGGTAGCAATCCCTTCCTATAAGCGTGCGGAAACTCTCAAAGAAAAGACACTTCCTGTTTTAGCCAAGTATAAGATTGATCCCAAGAAAATTCACGTCTTTGTCGCCAATGAGGAGGAGGAAGAGGTCTATAAGAAGACGCTGACTCCTGGAACATACGGAAAGATCATCAAGGCGGTAAAGGGAATTGGACCTGTTCGCAACTTTATCTATGATTATTTCCCTATTGGAAAGCCGGTTGTCTCCATGGACGACGATATCAAGGGTTTTTTAGAATTTGATGAGAAGATGCCTAGAAAGGAGAAGCCGCTGGTTAACTTGGAAAAGGTCATCCAGCGCGGATTTCAGGAGTGCAAGAAGGCGAACTGCCGTCTATGGGGCGTGTATCCTGTTCCGAATGGCTTTTTCATGAAGGATAAGGTCTCTACGGATCTGAAGTATATCATTGCCTGTTTCGAGGGCTTCTTTAACCCTGGAACGAAAGGGCCGAAGGGTGTTAAGATCAATAAAATGGGTCACAAGGACGATTATGAGAGCAGCATCCAATTCTATAAGAAAGATGGGGCTGTTGTCAGACTAAATTTTGTTGCACCGAAGACGGCCTATTACACCGAGCCTGGTGGACTCCAAGAGTTCAAGAATACAATCCGCTCTCCAAAGGGGATTCTGGAGGGTGCCAAGTGGATTGTGAAGACATATCCTGAATTTGCCACACTGAATCTCACAAAGAAGAGTGGAAAGGCGGAGATTAAGCTGAAGGATACGCGCAAGGTTATTAGCCAGAGGACATAAAAGTCGTGGCGTTAAAGCGCATACTTGAGACCACCCATGCCTGAAGCGATTTCAAAGAAGTTGATATTCTCAACATAGATATTGAGATCATAGGTATACGTAGTTCCTGCTGGAAGAGGATAGACATCCACCTCCACTTGGAAATTCCGAATACGACTGGAATTAATACTGCCAGAAGGCTGTGGAGAGGGGCTTGAGAGACAAAAGCTGTAGATGGGAATGTTTTTAGGAAACCCAGACACAAACTTCCACGGAGTAATCTTTGTAAAATAGTCGATAGGCTTCTCCTCCTGGATCTCATTTCCGTCAGCCAGAACACGCAGATTTCGGATAATCTGCATCTGCCCCTGGCCCACAAGAAGACCCGATGAAAAGGCGCGTGTATTCATCGGTGTCTGGCCAGGTGTGGCAATAAACGGCGGATACGGATAATTCCACCAATTAGTCATATTTGAAAAGTCATTGCGTGTGGGCGCGTCGGATCGGCGTGTAATGAAAAGGAGCCTCGTGATTGGATTATGTGTTTCTAAGTCAAGTGTCTGGCGAGTATAGAGACCCAAGAAAGGATAATTTGTCACTTGATACATTAAATAGGAGAGAGGGGATGTGGCAAAGATCTTCTGTTCTTCTTTGGGCAGATAGATATAGGTTGTCTGAAGTCTGGGATTCAGAAACCACGTATTCAGAGACGGCAGTGTCACGCCCCAGTCCGTCAGAAAGTTTCGGATCTGGCCGCTCAAATCTGAAATCTGGCCATACTGCGGTAGATTTGTCTGAATTTCCAGAGAATCCTGGTTCATCCGATAGCCAGGAGCCACGCGATATCCAGATACATCCAGATAGGTATACAGTTGATTAATCGGATTCAGAGTAATCTGAACTTCGCATTCATGATACTGGAGGCCGACGAGAGGAAGAGCCTCAGATGCCTCTGTAAACCAGAAAGGGAGAGGAACATGAATGTCCTGTCCAAAGATGGAGGGGCGATTTACCTGAGATGTGATTGCTGCATTCGGATTCTGGAAGACACTCGGATAGCCTGTCGCACCTGCACCGCCTGCATAGATACCCTTTGCCGGTTCCGTTAATTCAGGAACATCGCCGACTAGGATCTTCCACTTATCGAACTTGTCAAAATCGTAGTCACACATCGCCTTTGACATAATATAGGTTCCATCAAACTCCTGAATCTTCTGGCCACCCACGAAAAAGGCTACGTTTTGGATAATAGCTGCGCCTAGATAACGAACCCATTGAAATTGATATTGTGATGTTCTTCCCGAGGTTGGCGTCACGTATTTGCTATAGATATCGGGGATTCTGAAACTGAAATACATATCTGAGACGAGATCGGCCACGCGCTGAATTTTGCTGCGGATGCGAATCGGCTGATCAAAGAAGAGTTCATTGGGGCCTTCTAGAGGCGAAGATACACTTTCCATGGCAAAGTGACTGTATCTGCGAAAGGCCTTGTAGAAATAGGTCATTTGTGGATTACCGGATAAAATCACATTTTGTGCCCCATAGGCAACAAGACTTATAAGTCCTCCTCCAGTCATTCTCTCTTCATGTTAGATACTTCCCTTTACATCGTCGGATCTATTTTTATGAGGTATGACCCTTTAAAAATAGATATTCTAAAATTAACTTTTCAAGCATTATAATTCGTTGTCCACCAGTTATCTGCCATATACGGGGGGAGCTCCATCGTCGCCGTCTTTGTCTGCTTGGACGGCCCCTTGTTCATGAGTGATTGGATCTCTGTAAAGGACAGCGCATACCGGGTATAGATAAACTCGCTCATGTAGCCGTTGAAGGCACCGAGAACTTGAAGATCGTCCTGTCCAGCTAGGGCAGGCGTCGTGGATGCGCGGAGCGTGTAGTTCGCATTGGAGAAGAGAACAATGTCCTGGAAGTTCATGTAGGCAACCGTCTTATCAAAACGGATTTTGTTGACTAAACTGCCATTCACATGGACTTCCAGACCACCCTTTCTGCAATTCAGAACCACATGGAACCATTTACGCACAGGGATATTCGTCACATCCACATATGTATAGGGGTTCTCATATGTATTCATCACAATGCGCATTGCATTTGTATCACCTCTAATGAAAACACCGGGACCCATGAGTGGCCAGACACAACCATAACCCTTATGCCAGACATGGTGAAGAACCTTCGCCCCATCAAATGTATTCGGGTTCACGAATAGATAGAATGAGTAAGCAAACTCAACACCTGTCGGCTCATTCTCTGAAAAGAGGATTTGCTTTGCATTGGCATATTTTGCAGGGTCCTGATGAATGACAAGGGCCTTGTCGACTGAGTTTGCCGTATAATCCATCAGTGTCTGGAACCGGTTAGTCATTGTATTGAAACCGCTGTATGCACCTTCAGCCGTAAAGAAAAGGGTTAATACAATTACGTTAATAACAAGGCCAAGGATGATCTCACCGAAAGGAGTTTTTCCAGAGATCACCGAGATAAATCCCGTATTTGATGGGGTCAGCGCAGACATCTATCGGTAAGTATTATTTTTAAGGAAGCGCCAAATTAGTCGTTGGAGATTCCTTAAAAATAATTACAATGGCATTACCGTAGGAACTTAAATTATGACGGGTTATTAGTCGTGGGACATTTATTTTAACAAAGTCACGACGTTACCGGTGGCGCTTTTTAACTTGGCGGTGCGAAGAAACTCTTAAAAAATACCCAAGCATCAAGATTTGAGCCGGATGGTCCAGCCATATACGACTGATAGATCACATTAGGAGTCAACACATAGTTAAAGGTGTTTACCTGACTCACATATCCATCAAATCCAGCCCTGTCTACTAACTTCACTGACTGACCCGTGGGATCCACCTTGTAGAAATGAGGAAGAACACATGATCTGGCCAGCTTACCGTCAATATATACATCGCATGTGCGACCATTGATTACAACCGTAACTTGAGTCCAGCGCTGAAGATCAATCTCTTCAATATCACAGGTTGGCTGAACATTGAGAAGTCCATCATCCATGGAAAGGGGCTTGAAGAAATTGGCCATGGTGGAAGCGTCGAGTAGCACCTCACCTCCTTGCCCTTGGGCCTGCGGCATGTTATTACCTGATGCATCATTTCCAGAGGCATCAACGCCGGAATTGCCCTTCGTGCTCACACGAACAGATAGAGAGTTCTTATAGGCGCCTAGGGCAACTAGGAGCGTGGCAAAGTTCAATCCGCCCAGCTCAAAGACATGCTTACGTGTTCCCTGGTTTGTCTTCCAGCCAGAGATGTAGAGCCACATATTTACACTATATTCTCCTCCCTCGTAGGCCTGGGCCTGGGTTTTGTAAATTTTAACTCCCTGATTAGCTATTATCTTGCCAGACTCAATCATATTTGAGCCCTGTGAGCCTACTCCAAAGAAGAACTGGAAAGAGTAATAGAAAATAACAAGGGCAATCACAACAACCAGTAAATTTATGAACCCAGACAGATAGCTTTGTCCATAACTTGTTGATGAAGCGTTCATTCTACCGTAGGAACTTAAAATTAACGAAGCTCAAAGAGCTTCATTAATTTTAAGTTATGACGGGTTATTAGTCGTTTGACATTTAATTTAACGAAGCTTCGTTAAATTAAAGTCACGACGTTACCACGGTAACTCTAAATTTATGCATATTGAGTTTCCCACTCCATGAGAGGCTTTGAGGGCATCACCTTTGGCCCGCAGCCAATTAAACACAAAGAAGGCAGGCTAAAACCAGGAAAGCTGTCAGCTTTTGTAATTGTCTTTTCTGGAATTGTAACAAAGGGTGCACCACGAGTATCCGTTTCTTTCTTATAATATGAAACTACATCATATCCTGATACTGCCGACTGTATGAAGTTTGCACCTGCTACATACCCAGTAAATCCGGGACCTCCTGCTGTAATCCCTTTTGTAGTATCTGTCGTTGTAGATAAGACATATGAGGTTTTCTTAGAAAGAACAAGGGTGTTATCATAATAGATATCAAAACGACGACCCTCGCGAACAATTGTTACTAGGCACCATTTCTGTATAGGAATAGGTGGAAGAACAAGGTATTCAGTATAAACTTTTGATAACGGCCTATTACCTGAAGGGTCTACTGCATTTCCTGATGCATCCATATTTGTCTGTGTGCGGATAGCAAGTTGTGTCATCGCTTTTCCTTGTCTGCCCGCATCCGGGGCAGGTAGGATCTCTAATGCCACTGTATCTCCCACTTTTAAGAGATCCAAATATCCATTACTCTTACAGTTAATGCAGTCCGTATTTGATACACATGTGCATGTATGGAAACGTCCATCCTCGCATGAAGGATTACCTGGTGTATTACATGTCATCGCCGTAGGTGTGCGTTGAAGAGGGGTAATGTAGAAAAAGGCCTGTATAGTCATGGAACCACTGGTCTCATAGGTTTTTACGTTTGAGCTATCAAAGAGGGTTGTCAAAGAAGAGAGCTCATAGGGACCTATATTTGAAGCATTGAGTTTACCAGATAATAAAGATGGATTAAAATATACTATACCTCCAACAGCTAAAACTATACTAAGTATTAGTGCATAGATTAACCAGCTCATCCTCTAACCTTATGTAACTTTTGTAAAAAAATCACTTGAAGCTGTTACCGATCCCTCGCGAATTGCAGAACTGGGTAGTGCGTCAGGCCAGAAACTGAAATTACCCACCTTTACAAGAGACTTTACAGAATTCGGGGGGGGCCAGAATCCATAGGTAGATGTAATAGGAGCCGTCTTGAATACTCGTGTTGCTTGGAGTTTTCCGTTAATATACACTTCCATGAAAGTTGGCATATAAACAATAGTTAGTTTAAAGGGAGTATTCAGAGGAATATTCTTAATCGGAGGAATCGCTTCTTTAGTTGTTGTAGTGGCAACCACATTCAGATCATTTGTCATATTGTCCACATAGACAAGTAAGTTTGTTGTAGAAAATAAAGCTGCCAGATCACTTTGTTTTGCTGTAACAGGAAGGTTTACAGCATTTTTTCCTCTATAGAGAAGAACGCGAGGTGCTATAATAGAAGAATACTGACTACTCACAAATACATCCATAGAAATGGTATAATCGGATGAAACAGGATTTGCAACATTGGCGCTCAGATCAAATGCAGGTGGAGAACTAGTCCATGCAGTCTCTGCAGAGGATGGTGTGACATTTAATAATCCATTATCATAAGGGGAGAACTTGAAAACGGGAGTCACTGTAAAATGGATAAAAATAGCGATTAGAAAGATCACGAAAATAGCACTGCTAAGATAAAAAAGTCCAGCAATCACTGTTCCCGCGATAGAGGATGCAGGAGCTGGTTGATATGTGGCACTACGTCCAGGAGTGAGAATGCGTTTTGCGGCAGCAAAAGGGGCTGCAGAAGCAGGTGCTGCAAAGGCAGCAGGAGCAGGCGCCTTCATAGCAGAAAGTCTCTGTTGTCTTTGTCTTAATAGTTCGGCCGATGCCATCTACCGGTGAATCTAGAAATTAAGGAAGCTCAAAGAGCTTCCTTAATTTCTAGATCTATCACCATATTAGTCGTAGGGACTAAGTTAAGAAAGCTAGTGAGCTTTCTTAACTTTGATCCACGACGTTAGTTTTTAGACTTCTTTTTTCGTGTGCCATTTGATCCATGAACCGGATCAAAATCTATTTTCTTATAATACTTCTTTGTCTCCGCTTCATTACATCCAACAAGCTTTTCACGCAGATAACAGACAAATGAAATACGTGTAAAGGGTTTATCTTCGCCAAGTGTTCCCGTAGATATGTTTTGACGATGAATCTTTGAGAGGCGCTTATTTTTAGTCTTCTGTTCAGCCGTCTCTGTCAGCTCCGTGTTACAATGCCACTCGTGAACATCCATGGCTAAAAAGTCCCCAGTGCGCACATCAAATCCAATCTTATATCTCGGAAAGAGTGTATATCCGCCACCATAGTCACCGCGCTCAATCACAGATAAATTGCCAAATCCCTTGCGAAAGTCGCCGTCGTCCATATGGAGTGCTGTGCGGAAATTTCTGTTAATCGTTGCCGATGAAAAGGCAGTCTCAGGTATCTTATAGGCGGATTTCATATTCGCTTGCTTGAGCTGCGCATTATATTGAGTCGGTAGAAGCTGCTTGAACATCTTACTGAGCACTTGTAGAAAAGGAAGGCCGTGTTTGTATTGTTTAAAATAGCGCTGTGTATAGGAGGTTAGACGGCACGGTAGGCCCATAAAGGGGGTCTCTTCAAAGAATCCGAGAACGCTACTGAACACATTGTTATTTACGCGCATTTTACTGACTTTTCCATCCTGCACATATCGTGCTGACCAGCCAGTGATTTCTGTGGGATTTCTCTTTTTCCAGTAAAGTCCCTTCGTATCAATCGGTCCCGCAGCAGCACCACGATTGCGACTCGGTGCCGCTGTGCTGTAAAAGGCCTCCCAGCCCTGCCGTATGAGATCTTTATTGATAACATTCTTACGAAAACGAGCCAAAAGCTTCTTCTCACCCGTTTCAGCATCAAGTGCATAGACATCTGTGTCACTCTTTATGATTTCATCTGCATCCTTCTCTGTGAAGTAGGTGCCTTGTCTGGCCTTAATTTCATCATTTGTTAGTTTCGGTTTCAGAACAATTGTCTTGACTGAATCTTTGACAGGCTGTGTGGGTGCCTTGGGAATTTGGAGTCCCTCATAAATCTCGGGATCATACGGTTTTGCATTGCGCGTTTTTCCACGATTACTATGAATCGCCATCTACAGTAGAAGCATATTCATTTTTTACGTGTCTGTCTTTGTTTATAGATCATTGTATAATATCCTTTTTCTTCTTTGTTATAAATAAAACCTGCTTTTGTATAAGATCTTATTGCTGCAGTGTTATTTTTCTTAACAATAAGAAAGACCCGTCCCTTTGCTTTCTTCGTTAGTTTTTTTACAGTTTTCGTAGCATAACCTTGTCCTCTATAGTCTGGGTTTGTATACACCATATTGATTTCGCATCTTCCAGTCGATGGGCATAATAAACGAGCAGTTGATATAATTGTTTTATCCTCATAAGTTAAAGCGATTGTAGTTGTGCGTTTATCTTTGGCCGCTTCATCAACTATATGCTCATAAGAAACCGGGTGTCTGCGTAAATCTTTAATAGACTTTTCGAATGAATCTTTAAGACCATCTTTCATTATTTGTTCAAACTGTGGAATAGAAATCACCTTTTCTGTTATCATCCTACTTCTACCTTCTAATTTATAAAATAAAGTCACGACGGATTATTAGTCGTTAAAATAAAGTCACGACGTTAAAGAGGCACATGTTCATAATACCATCCGGAGCATGCAATGTCCTACCGTTATGGATGTTACTCCCGCTTAGTTGTATAATAAAGAAGACAACAGGCCACAAGTGTAACTCCACCTCCAACAAAGAGTCCCTGAATGCGAGCGCGCATATCGGCCTCCGCAAAATCTGCAGTTGTCCAGAGAGGTGAACGTCCTCGCTCACCCAGCCTCTTGTAATAGGCAATTACTTCTGACTCGAGCACCCTCGGCTTTCCAAGAGTTCCATTGACAGTATTATGAAGATCAATCGTCCACTTGAGAAGATCTTGCCGTCTATCTAGACTTGTAGTAATCGGGTTCAGAGCGAGATGCTGGGCGTAGTGTTTTTTGCAGACGGCGCAAGGAAGAAGCATAGAAAGACTCTCAAAAAATTCCTTTGCCGCCTTTTTTTCTGAATAGGTGGGTTTTTCAGGATATCCAAGAGCAACCATATGAAGTGTTGTCCAGAAGATGGGGCCCCAAACTGGCGGGGGCATTTTTAACTTCATTCTACAAGGGTAAGAGACATTCCTATGTGCTTTTTTCCCGCTACCGTTATCGGTCTAAATAAGAAGAACGTGATAATAGTAAGGTATATGTTTAAGAAAATGATTTGCACAAATTGTGGGGAACAAGGTCATGCGTTTCGCCAATGTTTTGCCCCCGTTACAAGTTATGGAATGATTATTTTTCGTATAAAAGATGGTTGGAACCAACCTGCTACACTTTTAAACGCCATGACGAGTGTAAATGGCCTGGATTCAGTCCAGGCAAATATAGAGTATTTGCTTATACAACGAAGAGACAGTATTGGCTTTGTTGAAATTATGAGAGGGAAATACAAGATTCACGAGACAGACTATATTAAGCAATTACTCGCAGGAACAACACTGCTTGAAAGGGAGAGGCTTCTGAACATTCCATTTGAAGACTTGTGGGTCAGTCTCTGGGGTATTTCAACAGAACAGAATGGAAATGCATATCGTTCTGAAAAGGAGACATCTAAAATGAAACTTGAGACCTTGAGAACAGGATACATGGATGAGACCACTAAGATACAAGTTACACTGGCCTCTCTTATTTCATCTCTACTAGGGGATCCATGGGAGACACCAGAGTGGGGATTTCCAAAGGGCCGGCGCGACTTCAGAGAAAATGATTTCCAATGCGCTGTGCGCGAAGTAAAAGAGGAGACCGGCCTCAGTAACTCAGATATTATTCCTATTCGTAACCTCCAGCCCATACAAGAATCTTTTTTTGGAAGTAATAAGATACATTACTGCCATAAGTATTTTATTGCTTTCAATGTATCAAGTGGAGATATACATATTGATCAGGCGAATGAACATATGGTGAGAGAGGTTGGAAATATTGGATGGTTCTCCTTGAATGACGCACTCCGATTGATACGATCTGACAATGTGGAGAAGAGGGAAATTCTTCTAAAGGCAAGCAGTTTGCTGCGCAATTATTGCCCTTTGAGATTATCTTTACAATAAGAAGGATGGAGCAATACGAGCAATATGCAGATAGCGAATTTCGTATCCTCTGGGATACGGAAAATGATTCCGAAAAAAGGGATGCTCTTTACAAATATTTAACAGACTATCATGATCCTCCTCTTTTTCCTAGGCCTCCATCCCTAGGAGAAGGACAAAGAGGGGGTGGCGATTATAATGGACTCGAAGGACAGGAGTTTTCAGATGCACTGGAAAAGGAATTTGGCTTTTATCCGTCCATCGAGGACCCCCATTTTCACGAGAAGCTCTTTCATAAACTGGAATTTGCCGAAAATAAGCAACTGTCAGTCAAAGAACTGCAATTAAAAGGGGATGCCCTCTGTAATCCGACGCAGGAATTTGAGCTCAGCCCTGTGCAGAGATTCGTGAGCCGTTTCCTCTCTGCACGCAGCCCCTATCAGTCAGCTCTTCTTTATCATGGCGTGGGTGTTGGAAAGACGTGCGCAGGTATCTCCATTGCCGAGTCATATCTGAATGTATTTCCCAATAAAAAGGTAATTATTGTGGCCCCGCCTAATATTCAGCCGAATTTTAAGCGCACCATTTTTGATATTGACTCGGTCAAGATGCCAGAGGATGAAAATGCGCCAAATACTATGACGGGCTGCACAGGGGATTTCTATCTGAAGCTGACAGGCAGCGAGTTTGAAAAGGAGAGGTCGGTAATTCAGAGCCGTGTGCGCGAGGCCATCTCTGCGCGCTATGAATTCATGGGCTATATCCAGTTCCACCGATACATTGAGAGCGTCAAGAAGCGTAATCCTTCCAATATGGATAAGGAACTTCGTCTGGAATTTAGTGGACGCCTTCTTATTATTGACGAGGCACACAACTTGCGTGATGTTCCCGGTGAAACAGCCGACGATAATCTTGACTCGGCGGGAGGAGATGAAGAGGTTGGTGATGCCGCGGCTGGAAAGAGGTTGACGCCCAGCCTGACTGATCTTTTGAGGGTCGTCTATGGGATGAAGCTAGTGTTGCTAACTGCCACGCCAATGTATAATAATTACAAGGAGATCATTTTCATTCTGAATCTGCTTCTGAGAAATGACAAGAGGCTGGAGCTCAAGGAGAGCGATGTATTTACACCTAGCGGGTCATTCGCTCCTGGAGGAAAGGAAAAACTGGGTCGTGCAGCGGGTGCATATGTAAGTTTCATGCGCGGCGAGAATCCTCTCTCATTCCCTATTCGTTTGATGCCTAGAGCAGGGATACCAAAGGTGGAGGCGTGGCCCGACTTTGCTCCCAATAATGCAGAGATTGATACGGCTAGAACCATGACAATGATGGAGAATCTGCCTCTTGTCCCTGTCCAGTTTGAAGGCGAGTCTCTAGAGAGTTTTATTAATATTTCAACGGAGGCGGCGCGCCGATCAGGTGTGGCGGTCAGTTCCATTGACACAATGGTGCAGAGTGGAAACTGGCTCTATCCTTCGGATCAAGAGGATCAGCTTCGCATTCGCGACATTGGATTTGACTCTGTCTTTAGAGAGGCGGCACAGGGTGGCTCTGTTCAGTATAGTTCAACACGTGGCCCCCCTACGTGGCTTCTTGCTGCAAATTTGGGTGCTGCATCACCCAAGGCCAAATTTATTATTGAGAATATTGAGGGTGCTGACGGTGTTATTTTTGTCTATAGTCGTTTTATCAAATCAGGCGCCCTACCCTTTGCCCTAGCACTTGAGGCGAATGGATACACTCCTTATGGCCGCGATCTTCCCTTTTTGCGCGATGGTGTTCAGGATCCTGCGGGTAGACAGTGCGCCCTTTGCTCCAGTAGAGAGAAAGGGCACAAGTCGAGCACACACAAGTTTACACCTGCCAAGTATATTCTATTGACGGGTAAGGGGGCTCTTTCACCGAATAATGCGGCGATGGTTGCAGCGTCTCGGCAGAATGGAAATATAGAGGGTGGACTTGTCAAGGTCATTATTGGATCGCAGGTGGCGAGTGAAGGTATTGACTTGAAGTTTGTGCGCGAGATCTATGTATTTGACAGCTGGTTTCACTTGAATAAGATGGAGCAAGTTCTGGGTCGCGGTGTGCGCACCTGTTCACATGCCCTCTTAGACAAAGAAAAGAGAAATACGACGATTTATTTACTAGTAAACACCTTTCCTGAAGATGAGCAGCGTGAGACGGCTGATTTGTATATGTATCGCACAGCCATGTCAAAAGCCAAGCAGATAGGCTATGTGACACGGACTCTGAAAGAATATGCACTTGATTGTAATTTGAATATTGATGCTATTCTTATTCCTGAGGGAGAGTTGAAGGATCAGGTCCACATAGACGCACAAGGAGAGACGCGCCCTCCTGTTCCTATCTATGATCGGCCTTTTACTGCCATTTGCGATTGGATCGAGGGATGCGACTATACATGCGCGAATCCGGTTGAGATAGAAACAGAAGGCGCGGATACGTCAACCTATGATGAATTTAGCGCAAAGCAACACGAGGCGGCTCTGAAACGGGCGATTCGCAAGGTATTTGAGAGGGCGGATGAGCCTATGTTCACATTAGCGCAATTAGAACAGGAAATGAAACCGTCCATTCCCACATCAGCGCTCACACTTCTTTTGTCTGAAATTGTTGGAAACAGCACATTTCGTATTAGAAGGAGGGCTAAAGAAGGATATATCATCAATCGCAATGGATATTATTTATTCCAGCCCGAGACATTGGTTGATGATAATATTCCTCTAGCCCTGCGAGTGCAGAACTTTCCTGTCAAACAGGATATCATTGAGCCTGTAAAGCAGAAAGTGAAGAGGGAGCAGGAGGTTGTAAAGGATATCTGGTCGGCTTTTGTCATCTGGTCTTCCACGATCAGAGATGGCTCTTATGTTTCCACTCTCCCCCCCACCTTGCCTGTGTTTATTCAAAAGGCACTGAAGGAGAGATACAGAGATCAGAAAGAATATGTCAAAGAAAAGGAACACGTATCTGGAATCCTATGGCTCTATTCATTCATGAAGGGGAATGAACAATGGCGGTCCAAGCTGGCGGATGTTCTTCTCCACGTTGTCTGGGATGAGATGCTCCGTTTATCTGAGCAGCTTGAACTTCTGAAGGATCCCCTGGTCAAACAGGTGGCTGCCGAGCAGATACGCGAAAAGGGAGAGAGGGGCGTTTACAGATATGTGGATGCTCAGTCAGGAGCTCTTCGCTATGTATGCTCTCCTACTGGGACTCCGTGCGAAGTGAGTGTGACGAAGTTGTTTGAGACGGACTCGACCGATTCTCTTTATTCGCTACAGGCAAATCTAAATACAACTGGGCCTACATATGGATTTTTAGTTCCGAATCTGAAGACTGGATTTATTATCTTTAAGACAACGGAAGATCCTGCGGCACCAGGAAAGGCGCCTCCAAAGGGTGGAGTCTGTGAGATTGTTACCCAGATCTCTTATCACAAGACTTTTTTGAATTCAATTGGTAACTATCTAGAGAAGGCGGCCCTTCCCCGTTTTGGCTTAAGCCTGCCCATTCTGTATCAGGCATTTTGGTCTTCAGATGAAGAGGAGGAACAAGAAGGAATCAAGGGTTCAAAGATCGAGTTCAAATTCAAGCTTCCTGAAATTCACAGTGAAGAGGTGGTTCGTGGGGAGATTGTAAAGGTCTTTCAGCCGTTTGGAAAGATTCTCACGCTCCAGGCGAAGGGTGTTAAGAAGGCAACAGTGTCAACCAAGTGGATCATTGAGTATTCAAAGCCAGAGGAGGCGCGTGCGGCCTATGATAAGCTTTTTGTGCTCCCTGAAATCAAGAATGCATTCTATGCTTGTAGTTTGAAGAACTTTGTTCTGCGCTGGATGGATCTGATGGGAGTAGGGGGGCGGCGCTGGTTCTTCCGTCCTGTTGCCGCTTACAAGTCCAAGCACCAGGTCTTGGCGGATAAGCCGAAGAAGGTGAGAGGGAAAAAGGCGGCTATATAAGTAGAATGTCCTCTATTGAGCGCACGAACTACGGATCCTTTAAAGGTGTGCGGTCCTACATTGCAACCGACACCTATGATGATTTCTTCTTTAGTTATACTACTGTTCTCAATAGGGGTGTATATCGAGGAGTTCTGGCCGCCGTTCCTGGTGCCACTGGCAATTCTCCCGCGGGTCGCATTCTGCGTGAAACAGGACGAAAATTAGTGCCTGGTGCAAATGCTAATGTATCTAATTACTTAGTGGGTGTCTATGATGCTGTGAGCCTTCTCACAGGATTTATTGATCCGAATGCTCGTGTATTTGAACTCTATAATTCCGACAAGCCGAATTTTTTCCCCGATAATGATAATACTGCAGCAAATAAATACGGTGGTTTATATGGACCACCTCTTTTAACAGCGGGAAATATTATTCAGATAAGCACTGATATCAGTGGTAACGTGACACCATCCTATATGGGTGTTGTTAATAATTTGGACCAGGACAAATACGCAGAGATGTATCACTGGCACGGGGATAGCAATATGTATATCGATACACATGACCATGTGACAGGAAATCGCGCATATCTGAGTTCTGAAGGGCGCGCAATCGTAACAAAGGGACTTGGCTATAAAGAGCGGACAGTGGATACTCAGGCTACGAATACACGCACCGACGTTCGCAGCAGTTCCAATACTCCTGCTGGACTTATTAATCTGGCAGCAGAAGGATTTACTATCCCTGCCTATCAAGGAGACAGTTTTACACTCTACAATTCAACCATTGGAACAGGGGATTATCTTTCAATTCAATATGCAAATGCTACAGGTATTACATACCCAGGATCTTTCCAGTTTTCGGCACAATGCACTGCCCCTTCTACAGCTGTTATCTCTATAATTAATAATACTGGCATATCACAATATCCTGCAGGATTTGCACTTCAATATATCCTTTTCAAGACAAGTGATACTGTATCTTTGGAACCTTAGGTCGCTTAAAATTGAGCCTGACTATTCAGAAGAGGGATTACTATGGAACATATTGCACTCTTTGAAGAGAGGGTTAACCTCACAGCAAGAGATCTTCG